TCGGCACAGCCTCGCGCACGAAAGTTACGACTGTAACCGGGTGCAGGAATTTAACTACTATGCCAATCTAGCGTGGACACTACGCTCGAATTTGTGCATCGCGGCGACGCTGGCATACCCGGAGGTGGCGAGATGACCGCGCTTGAACGCCTGCCGCTGGTGATGGCGGCGCTAGATGCACAATTACCAACTGATTGCCACGGCACGTGCAAGGGCATTGAGGGCGTGCAAAATGGCAATAGCGTGGTAGTTGTAACATCACCAGGCTACGACCACGACCGGCAAATTGCTAACATGCGCGGGCTTGCCGCGCTGCGCAATGCCTTGCCGGGGCTGATCGACGCCATGAAGATGTTGTCGTGGTGGGCATGCAATGGGATTAGCGAGAATGAGGCAGCCCAGAGCATACTTGACGCGATACAGCAAGCCGTCACGCCTGAGACGTGGGCGGCGATCACAAAGGAGTAATATCATGTTCGAGTACCCTGAGTTCTGTTGTGTATGTCACTGCAAATGTGACATCACAGTGTATTACCACAATCATCGGGCGTACTGCGGCGATTGCATACTGGAGGTATGCGAGAGTGAGCAGGCGGAGCAGAACAAGGAGGCGCAGGAATGAACGATACAATCAACCAGCTTAAGTGCATCACAGACGATATGCATACCATGCTGTGCAACCTGCGCGATGATCTGACATATGACGATCCGCGTGAGTTGACCGACCGCCTGCTAGAGATCAGCACAGCGGCAGAAGCGGCATGTAACACGGCGAACGGGCTGGTTAACACCGCGCTATGCCGCAGGGCGAAGGCACGCATGCAACGTGACGCGGAGGCGAAGCGGGAACCGCCGTGGGTACTTGACGAGCCGGGATGGTGCGGGCCTGGCGTGCGAGAGTACCAAGGCGCGAACTGGGTTTGGAATGACAAACTGATGCGGTGGGAGCCGTGTAAGGAGACGAAGGAATGACGCAACCTCAGTACCGTGAGTGGTGCCCGTTCTGCGGCAACGTGCAAGAGCCTCTTGACGTTCTTGCGCGGCATCTAGATACCTGCGAGGCGCACGCTGAATATCGCGCCCTTGCTGGCATGCCGGATTATGCAGCACGCATCGCTGAGCTTGAAGCGCAACTACAATACCAGACGCGCGTTAACGGCGAACTGAAAGAGGCGTTAGACCAGGCGCTAGCACGGTGCGCTGAGCTTGAAGCAAGTTACGTGAATCTGGAAACCACATGCAGCGTACTCGCAGAGTACGTTGACGAGTATCTAGCGAAGTGGAGCGCGGCATGTGACATGCTAGAAGCGCACGGCATTAACCCAGATACAGGCGCTGAGGTGAAGCCATGAACAGCGTCATATCCGCTACGGCAACCGCTACAGGCGAAGTAGCGCTATGCAGCCTAGACGAAGCTACGGGCGCGGTAATCGCAACAGTCACGCTAAGCGCGGACAATGCGCGCGTGCTAGCTGCTATGCTGCGCAGGGCTGCGCGTGAGGCTAAGAAGATAATAGACACGGGAGAGCAAGTATGATAACGCTTGGCATTGACCCTGGTACATCGCTGGATGAATCTCACTGTGCTACACTAAAGGATAACGAGATTGTATACACATTGCCGTGGGATCAGGTGTGGATGCAACAATCCATCGGCATGGCGACATGGGACGCCGTCGTGATCGAGTGGATAGACACATCGGCTGGTATTTACATGCGTCACGGCAAGCCTGCGCCACGTTCACGGGCGGGGAAGGTGCTGGATACGCACAGCGTGGGTACTACAATCCGCGACATGTTCTATAATGCTGGCGTGGCGGTATACTGCGTACCACGGTGGGTATTGTGCAAGCAAGCCGGAGCCGCGCATAACGATGCAGGGGTAACGGCGCTACTTAAGCAACGCGGATACCTGGATGGGCATGTTACCAAGGACGGGCGTTTCCGCGTGACTACGCCAGGGCTTACCACGACACACAACCGCGATGCGCTTGTAGCGGCGCTATTCAACCACGGCCACCCGGATAACCAGCAATGGCGGTATCAGCCATGAACGAGAAAGATCAGATTAGCGCCAAGGATGCCGCGTACATCATGCAGGGTGGGCGCTGTATCTACTGTGGCAGGGTTGTATCGCACACCAAGGCAACGTGTGAACACTTGACGCCACGTTCCTACGGCGGGAAGCGCACGTATGGGAATGTGCGCATGGCATGTAGGCAGTGCAACCAGGCACGAGGTAACGGATCATGGCTGGTATTCTGGATGATGATGCAAGCAGCGAGGAACCATGGTATAATTCAGCATGGTTGAAACGCGCGAGATAGAAGCGTTAACCCGCAGACTTGAAAGACTACAGCGCAGGGTGGATGCGCTAGAGGCTGTGAACGGCGGGCAGCACTTCGACGCGGTCTTTCGCAGCTTCATGGCGATACTAGGGCCGGATGATCCAGACAGATGGCTGATATCCAGTATCGCGGCATATCGCGCCGTGCATAACCTAAGCGCAGAGAAAATAGCGCGCGCATTGCACGTCCGTACATCGCGCGTCGTAACCGCGTTGAAGCAACTACGCACGTCATTTATGGTGGATGATGATAAGCTAGATGACTATCTCAAGGGAGCGCTATGAGTACCCCACGGGAACGACCGGGCAAGATAGGGAACGATTCTATGTCGCTTGCGGCTGTATATGAAGGGTTAAGCATCCAAGTAACACCAAGCACAGCATTCTACCCGAATGACCAGTGCGGTACAACTACCTGGATTACCCTGACCGACGCCACTGGAGACGTTATCGAAACAACGGTGGAAGCGCTGCTACAACAGCCGACACACTACCCGGTTGACCCGGAGCTTAACGGTCTCAGTGGCGATTATCACGCGTTCATGTTAGCGCAGCAAGGCTTACCAGCCGCGCGTGCATATGCTAGAGCGCATGGCGAGAACACGGGGGATGTCGAACTGGCAGAGACGCGGCGCATCCGCCGCCTACAATCAATACGTAACGCTGCCGCACCGGCATCTCCCGCACCTCACCGGACAATCAGACGTTAGCAGGGCAAGGCGGTTGCATTCGCTACGCTGCATGCAACAGAGTGTAATACTTGAAACAAGCTAATCCTCATTGCACCTCCCTACCAGTGGCGGTAGTCAAGGCAACGCCCGCGCCGGGAATCGCCAAGGCTACCGCCTACATATCTATCACAAGATAATCGGTACAACTATGTTAACAGTATCATCCATAATCTCATCGCACCGCAAGGTATATGAATACTGGCGCGCACACAAGCGCGACGCTACCGCTACAGCCGACGAGTTCCAGCGCACCCCGCAGACTGTGAACAAGTGGCGGGATGAGGAATCGTGGGCGTATCACGCTGACCAGGATGATGCACTAGACGCAGAGCAGTATGTCAAGACACACGACATGCACAAGGCTGAAGCGCTGGGGCAGGCGTACAACCTCGTGGCTGTGATGCTAGCCAACGCGGGCAAGATGCAGGTTATGCTGATGGAGCATATCGCCACGAAGCAGGCTGACGCGATGGAGATCGGCGCGGCGGGTAGCTATGCAGCGAAGGCAATCGCGGCGGCGGATACGCTATACAGCATTAGCAAGCTGAACGTAGATATCAGCGGCAAGGTACAGCACGAAGGCGCGGACATTACCGCGATACGTATGCGGCTAGAACAACGGCAAGATGGGGCGCAGGCATGACAGCGTACACCAAGGGCAGCGATGAACCAGCGGAGTTAATCCCGCCGGGGACATTCCCCGACGTACCTAGCACTAGCATGCAGGGCGGTGCGCTACGGCCAGGAACGAGATGCGGGATATTACAGTGTAACCAGCGCGTGCAAACATGGATGGATGTAATCGAACCACCACAACAGCTAGGCGAAGTCACTGTAGGCTTATCGCCCGCTGTGAAGGCGCTGATACGCGCAGCGCGTGAGTATGTTCAAGTATGTAGTATGCATGATACGCAATCGCAGAGCGCATGGCTAAAGCTAGCCCACGCTGTGCTAGACTGTAAGGATGTGCAAGTATGACAGACACGCAGGTAGCGTACAGCAACGAGCAGTACCCAGCACGGCATGAGTACATGTGTATCATGTGCGGTTGCAGGAAGCGGTACTATGAGGCGGATCGCCCCGCGCTGCGGGTGATGTGTCCAGGCTGCAAGAGCGAGATGGTGTTACAGAACAGCACAGCGCCGGTGGATAGCCGCGTACCGATAGATAACAGATACCGCGCACAGCAGGAATACGGCAACCCGAATAGACCGCACGCCAAGACAGACGATGAACATCAGCCAGCTAACAGATGATGATATACTCGATGCTGACTACCTAGCATGCGCGGATGACTTCTACTATTGGCTAGCCAACTACGGCTACATGCAGGATGAATCAGGTGAGGTTGTAGGCCCAGGTATCACGCCGTGGCCTGATCAGCGAGATTACATTGACAGATACCGCGCTGGCGAATGGCTGATTGTAGGCAAGTCACGGCGCACCGGCGTTAGCTGGTTATCCACTAATGCCGATGTGTACGATCTCATGTTTGAAAGCAACATCCGCATACCAGTCATTGCGCAGGATGATTACTGGAGCATGTTCCACCTGGCGCGAGCGCGGTGGTTGTACAACATGCAGCCGCCGTGGATAGCCCGTGCGAGGCCAGTAGTAGGCCGTGATAACCAGCATGTGCTGGGCTTGAGTAACGGTAGCGCGCTGGCATCCTACCCGTGTACGGGCAAGCAGGGACGCGGTGCGGGAGGCAAGCGGATACGGCTAGAAGAGTTCGCATTCTTCGATAACGCTGAGGCTGTGTACGCGGCAGTATATGGCGCGGTGCGAGATAAGGGGCAGCTAGTCATTGTCAGTACCGGGCAGGGTGAGGGTGGTACATTCCACGAGCTATGGGAGAATGCTGGTAGTGGCGCATGGGCTAGCGCTACAGCTACGAAGCGCAATAGGCTACATCAGATATTCCTAAGCTGGCAAGCGCGGCCTGATAGACCAGCAGACTTCCGCGACGGCATGGATCAGCTACAGCGGCAAGAGTTTCCGGAGACGCCGGGCGAGATGTTCCTAGGCACTGGCGCGAAGTTCTTTGACTTGGCATTGCTAGCACAGCGTGAGAGTATGTTCAAGCGTGAACCGCTACGCGTTGAAGAGAACGGCGAGTTGCGCATCTACGCTGAGCCTGTACCTGGCAAGCGCTATGTGATAGGCGCTGACGTAGCAGACGGTGGCGATGACAGCAGCGCTGCTAGCGTCAAGGATGTGGCTACGGGTGAGACTGTAGCGATGTACATTAGCAACACCATCGGCAGTGACACGTTTGGCGACGTTCTGTATAACCTAGGTAAGCGCTACAATTGGGCGTACTTGGGCGTAGAGCGTAACAACATGGGAACGGCAGTGCTGGCAATCCTGCTAAGGCTGCGCTACCCCAGCCTACACTACCATCAGCACTACGACCCGCAAGCAGCCACAGCCAAGCCCCGCGCCGGGTATATGACTACCCCTAACAGCCGCCCGGTCATGCTGGGTGACTACAAGCGCTGCATGCTGGACTTGACGTATGGCGCGGTACACGATGCAGACGTATACCAGCAACTACGCGCCTTCGGCTGGTATAAGGGCAGGTGGGATCACCCGCCAGCCGGTCACGATGATTGTATCTTCGCCGAAGGGATAGCCCAGCAGATGCGCCAGCATGTAGCGGCGGCAGGGCAACAGCAGGATATCGTAGTATATCAAGGTGATAGAGTTATCGCATAATGATAGATCACACTAACCCACAGCAGGATATCACGGCATACTATCTGCGCGGCAACCCCGGCAACTTCACGGAGTTCGTGCGCGCGGAAGCGCTTACGCCACCGCAGGAATCGCGGGAGTTGCGGGAGCGCGACTGCCCTAACAGCATCGGCGGGTATAAGCTGCCGTCGCGTGTGCTTCCTGCGCAGCGTTGGTGGGAATACTACACACACAGTGCAGTGCATAGCGCATGCTGCGATGCCAAGGCGCGTGACGTTGTGGGCGGCGATTACACGATTGACGGCGATGGCGTAGGGGAAGCCACGATTGCGCTAGCCGCTGAGATCATCGAGCGCAGCCGCGAGAATGACGCGCTGAATGATGCCTGCCGCGATTGGGAAGTTACGGGCTGGGCTGACCTGGAATGCCTACCTACACGCGGCGGTGAGCTGCATAGCCTGAATCACCTGGATAGCTGGACTGTATGGCCTGCGCAGGATGAAGCCGCGTACATCCACATGCGCGATGGCAAGTACAACGTATATGCGCCGCTTGGCGATAAGACGATGGGGCTATACCAGTGCGCACATATCAATAACAATCACTGGTTTCAGAATACGTACTACGGCGTGCCGGATATCGTCAGCGCGGTAATCCAGATAGAGACGGCATATGCCGCGCTACAGTACAATCAGAACTTCTTTGCGCGCGAGGGTGGATATCGTTGGCTGATGATTATCAGTACGCCGATAGGTAGCATGAGTGCGGGCAATGAGGGTGACGCTAAGCTTATCCGCACGGTGAACCATCACTTCACGAAGAGCGGCAAGGACAGCGATGGTGATCTGCTTAGCATCCCCGTAGGCGACCGTACAGTAGAGCTACACCAGCTAGATAGCGGCATGAAGGATATGGACTTCCCCGCGTTGATACGTGCGCACAGGGATGATATACTCATGCGTCATGGTGTGCCGCCGCTGCGTGCTGGCATCGTAGAGACTGGCGCGCTTGGCGGCAACGTGGGGCAGGAGCAGATACGCAGCTACGTAGAGAACGTGGTTAAGCCCAAGCAGCGCAGATGGAGCGCGTACATCACGCGCATACTACGCGCCTGGGTGGACCCGCGCATCGTGTTCACATTCAACCCGATTGAGATTAGCGAGTTACGCGATATAGGCTATGTTGTGGTATCGCAGTTCAACAACATGCTATGGAGCCGCAAGGAAGCACGCGAGGCATTGGGTATGCCTGATGTGGATGGCGGCGCGGATGTATTCGTGGACGAGATTAACCCGGCGGCGCTTGGCCTTGGTGATCCTGCAATGACAGCACAGCAGGGAGCGCAGTAATGAACGAATGGGTATTACCTAGCCTTTTCTGGGTACTTGGCGCTGGATTCGGATTCAGTGTGGCGCTGTGGATATTCGGCAAGCGGATTAATCGGGGAGCGCAGTAATGGCGCGCATTAAAGCCCCGCGCCGTAAGCCGCTAGCCAAGCGTAGCCGTTTCCCGCTGCGCCCGTGGATACTCAAGGTGAAGAAGCAGGCCACGCCAGCATTACGCAGACAGGCGCGCATACTCATTGACGCGTTAGATAGCGCCGGTGTTATAGACTGGTTCGCGCGATATGTCGAAGTGCGATACTACGCTAACAAGGTTACTGTATCCAGTGATCTAGACCGCGCGGCAGACAAGAAGGCGCTCAAGGATAAGGCCAAAGGCATCATCGCCAAGCATCGCCTGGACATTGACTTAACCAAGATCAACGCTGATATGTTCGAGGCAGGCAGCAAGTTCGCGTTCGCCAAGATGGGCTTTAACGTGGCGTGGAACATGGACGCTCCGGAAGCCAAGGCCGCTGTAGCTGCCCGTGACAACTACATCAAGGGCGCTGGTGAAGCTCAATTCGATAAGGTGCTGGACACCATACGCATTGCTATATACGAGCAAGGCGGCGGCGCTGTAACGCCAGAGGTTATGGCAACCATCCGCCGTGAGTGCGCTACTGCCGCAGACTGGCAGGCTGAGCGCATCGCACGTACAGAAGCGCTAGCCGTAAGCAGCGCAGGGCAATCGCTGGTATGGCATGAGAACGGCGTAGAGCGCAAGGAATGGGTATGGAGTGGCGTTAGCCGCGAGGAACACGCAGCCATTGACGGTGAGATTGTAGACATGGATGATGTATTCAGCAACGGGCTAGAGTATCCGGGCGCAGACGGCCCACCCGAAGAGGTTATCAACTGCTCGTGTAGCATGAACCCCGTGCTAGCACAATCGCTGATAGATGATCTAGCGGCGGAAGGCGTAGAAATAGGCTAGGAGTATACGATGCCAACACAAGAGCAAATCCAAATCGCCAACAGCTACCACGGACTAACGCCAGCCGCGCGTGTGCAACTGCTGAATACTGCGCAGCGTGTATCATTCAAGTACGAGCCTGTCCAGCACAGCGTGGACATTGAGAAGCGCCGCGTTACTACGCCGGTTATCACTGCGTACACGATGAACCTTAACGGCTGGCGTGTGCTGCCCGAAGAGATGGAAGATGCGCTTGATTCGTACATGGCGCGCTGGCAGATGGTAGGCCGCATGCACACTGGCGTGACGAATAGTTACCCGCTGCGCGCTTGGTCTGACGGCTGGCAAACATACCTCACGATACAGGTTGTGGATGATGAGGATTGGCGTAACATCACAGATGGCGTGTATAAAGGCACGTCATGGGCGGGCATGGCTAACGCGGTGGACATTCCCGAAGAGCTAGCGGCAGAGCTAGGCATCGCGCCTGGCATATGGCTATTCGATATCGAAATGATGGAGGATAGCTTTGTGGATGTACCGGCGGTGCAAGCCGCCACGTTCAACGCAGTCGCCACGCCTGATGATACATCGCTAGTAGAGCAGCTATCCAGTGGCGTAGTCAAGCCGCGCGTTCGTGGTGGCGGGATGCCGAAAGAGAAAGAACGCCACGGGAACGGGCTGCTAGGCGCGCTACAGCAATTCATACAACTAGTTAATCAAACAGTGTTACCACACGATATGGAACAAACTATTTCATCGGAGGATACCGATATGGGTATGACACCCGAAGAGCAGGCGAAGCTTGACCAGCTTTCGCAGACAGTCGAAACCTTGGCAGTGAGCTTTGCCGACTTTGTCAAGGCCCAGAACGCGGCTAACGAATCCGAAGATGCACCGGCGCTGTACGAGTTGAAGAGCTACGGCGAGGACGGGAAGCCGATTGTCGTTGCGCTCGAAGCCGCCGCGTCGGAAGCTGCGCCCGCACTGACGCTGGATGATATCAATGCCAGCATCGCCAATGCGGTAGCGCCGCTGTTGGAGAAAATCACAGCGCTGGAAAACGCGCCCGCGCCTAGCGCCAAGCTGCGCGAGGATGCATCCGCAACCGTGGCGCAAGAAGAGCCGGTGTCCTCGTTGCGATGGGATGATCCTAAACGTCTCGCTGTAACAGGCGGCAAGTAATCTACAGCACACTACACCACGGAGGATAGTATCATGCAAATGTCACTTCACAGCCTGCCGCGCGAGATTCAGAACGCGTACAGGGCCAAGCAGGAAGCGGGCGAATACCGCGACCTCACTAAGCAAACTAACATGGACTTTGCCGAAGGCATCGCCATGCTGCAAGCCTGCAAAGAGGGCAAGACCATCAACCAGACGCGGTTGAAGGAAATGAAGAACACCGTGCTGGGCGATAGCGACTTCGCTGAGACGATGGACTTGACGCTTGACCAGCCCGGCGGCTTCTGGGACAAGATCACCGCTGATACCCAAAGCTTGGCTAACGTTCGCGCAGAGCCTACGTCGGCGCATGTTATCTACGACAATGAGCTTACGCTGGGTGCTAACGGTGAAGACGTGTTCCGCCCCGGCGTGGAAGGCACCGACCCCGGCGATACCGGCACTGTGGATACCGCACAGCGTAGCTTCACACCTGAGGAAGTTATCGGCGTGTGGGGTATGACCGACACCGTGCTAGAGGACAATATCGAGCGCGGCACGTTGCAGAGTCACTTGGAGCGGATGATCGTTGACGCGGCTTCCCGCGAGTGGGCTAAGGCCATTTGGAACGGCACGATGGTTGGTACTACCAACAGCTCGCGCGGTTCCATCACGGGCTGCTTCAACGGCTTCATCCAGCAGATCAACGACGGCGGCAACATCGTATACTCTACGGCGTATGAAGATCGCTACGTGTCCAGCATCGAAGAGAACGATAAGTTCCTCGGCGCTGCGAAGCTGCTTCCTGAGAAGTACGGCACTGACGGCATGACATGGATGACCACGAAGGGTATCATGCTGGACTGGCAGGCGCACACCGGGCAGCGTGCTACCAACCTGGGAGACGCGGCTATCGGTATCGGCAGTGCTAGCCGTCCGGCGCTGTACGCCAGCTTCATGCCGATGTACAATGTACCCTGCCTGCGTACTAACTACCTCGTCAAGGGTACAGGCACCGTGGGAGCTACCACGCCTGTTGATACCACGCTGAGTGCTATCCACAAGGCGCGTGTTACCACGCTGAACCTCACGGCGGTGGACAACACCGGCACCGGCTTAGTCTACGCCATCGGCTGTGACGCGGCGGGCACATCGTTCGACCTCAACGCTGAGAAGGTTACGCAGACTGGCGCGGCTACCGCGTTGACTGTGGGCTTGACGGCGGCGCTGGCGCGTGACCACGCTTCGCTAGAGAAGGTGACTGAGTACAGCGACGCTCCCACCGTCACCGGCGTTCCCGCTGTGCTGACTAGCTGGGATAACCTGCTGATCAAGTATCAGCGCGTCGCCAAGATCGAGCCTTACCGCACACCTCGCACGCGTCAAACCTACTGGATTATGACAGCGCGGTTTGTCCCCATCGTGATGAATCCCGACGCCGCCGTGCTGATCCGCGACCTCGCGGTGCGTGCGTAACAGTACACTATACTACAGGAGCTAACCTGCGATGATTACGATTCGCAACACGAACAAAGCCGGGGGTATCGTTATCCCCGGCCCTTGCATGGGCGCTAAGGGCGGGTGCATCCTGCATCCGGGCGAAGAGTGCGCGATTCTCGAAGATCGCGCCAAGGACATTTGCGGGCATGGTATCAGTGTGGTTGACCCACATAGCGGCCTGCCTGTTGACGTGGAGCTTGAAGCTGCTGAAATCAAGATCAAGCGCCACCGCAGGAATCGCACCATCCCTACCGCCACTGAGTAAATACGCCAAAGGAGATACTACAATGAAGATCATGCGAAACCTGATCCTCATCAGCCTGGGCGTAATGCTCATGCTGGTAATGTCCGCTGAAAAGCGGGTGCTTGGTACGCCCATCCGGATTGAGGGCGGTATCAAGATGAAAGAGCTTGCAACCGGCGTCACGCCTCCCACCGGCTATGGGTACATCTATTTCGATACTGACGGTATCGCATATAGCGTGAATCCTGCCGGTACTACGGTGGCGCTGGGTACTACCGATACCGTGTGGGGCACTGGCGCTGTTACGACCAATATCACGCCGGTGGATGCCGACGATGATATCTTGCTTGCTGACGGCGGCGTGCTGAGTTGGGGCGATGCCAACCCCGGCACGGTGGAGACTACGCTAAGCGATATCAGCGCTGGTATCCTTATGCTTGACGGTGGTAGTGCATACAGCGGCGTACTGCGCTTCCAAGAGGATAACAGTAACGGTACTAACTATATCGGCATCGCGCCACCGCAAACCGTTGCTGCTGATTACACGCTGATTCTCCCGGCTACCGCTCCCGCTGACAAGGCCGTGTTCTATACCAGCGCTACTAGCACGATGGCTAGTGATGCTACTAATCTGTCATGGGATGATACGACCAACACTAACGTGCTGACGCTGGGAGCGGGTACGGGTGGAGGTACGCTGGCGTTGCTGGAAGGCAGCGGCGGCGGTACCAACACCGTGTCTGTTACATCACCGGCTACGCTTGCTGCTAGCATTGAGTACACCATGCCGGATGCATTGCCTACGGTAGCGGGTACCTACATGGCTGTTAGCACAACCGGCGCGCTGAGTCAAGTACCTGCCGCGCAGATGTTGTATGCCAGCTATGCCGCCGCGCCGTCTCATGCAGGGACTACTGCCGGTGAAACCGAGCTTGTCCCCGCTAGCGTGGAAGGCACGGCAACCATCCCTATCGCCCGTTTGCTGGCAGGCGCGGAGTTCACCTGGGATGCCATGCTGGTTATCGCCAGCGATGCCGACGGCGACGAAACGCTAACCATCAACGTATACTGTGGTACGCAGCTTGTAGGCACGAGTGGCGCTATCGCCACGGACGGCGCTTCTAGCTGGGTATGCAGCGGCCATGTCAAGATCAAGACCGTGGGCGCTACAGGCACCGGCGTGTACGGCGCGATGTTTGCTAACGGTGTCGTTATCCCCACTACATCCGGCGCTGTGTTCACTAACTTCGATTGTACTGCAACGCAGGCATTCAGCGTCAAGGCCGATTGGGGCGGTACTACCGACGCCAATGATACCGTGCTGCTGAACGATGTCAATCTGTCATATAACAACGTGAACTAACCATGCCTAATACCACATACGCCACGCTAGCAGACTTACGTACACATGCAGGTATCCCCGCCACGGGTGAGGATGCGCTGTTGCAAGCGCTGCTGAATACAGCGGCGGAAGTGGTAGACGGGTACTGCAATACCACGTTTGTTAGTACCACCATTACACTTGAGATGCATGACGGGGCGGGTAGCCGCTGGTTATACTTGCGGCATCGCCCCGTTATCTCAATCACTGAGATACAACTAGTCGGCGCGGCTATCAGCACGGATGCTTACGAGCTGGACACCGACGAAGGCTGCGCAATCATCCCGCACTACGACGAAGATGAGGAAGGGCGCAATCCCCGGCTCTGGCGTCGTAGCGGTGGCGATGTTGACGGCTGGCCTACAGGCACGCGTAATATTGGCGTTACGTATGTATACGGGCATAGCACGATACCCGATGGATTGAGTATCGCTACCTGTATGATTGCGGCGGCGCTATACCAGGGCGGGCAACGTCGGGGCGTTACCTCGGAATCACTAGGCCCGCGAACTGTTGCATATAGCGCCGCTGAATCCATCCCCAGCGTGGCGCGTGTGATGCTGGACAAGTACCGTGAATATGAGGTGCGCGGATAATGGCTAATACTCTATCGTATCTAGCTGCTATGGCAGTGTATAGCGTTGGCGGCGATGAACTGCGCGAGGTGTACACGGATATCGCCAAGGGCAAGCGCGTTAACATCGTAGGCGCTGGGCCAAGCGCCAAGGGTTACAAGCTGCGCGACGGCGAGTATACCATCGTGCTTAACAGCATGATCAAGCAGTACCTAGACGCGACGCCGGAGCAGGCCAAGTACCTGATCGCCATGAGCGCCGAAAGTACGGTATGGCTATTCCCGTGGATGTGGAATAACGAAGCATTCCCCGGCATGCTGCTTGGCGAGAAGTATGCCGCTACGAAGATGTCAGCGGTAGATATCGTCAAGTACCCGCGCGAGTTCTGGGATCGCTTCGTATGGTTCGAGCGTCGTCCGATGCACTTCACGGGTGAAGCGCGCGATGTTGGCTTAGCATACTACGCTGGCGTGTATGACGTTGAAGGTACGGTACAGTTGCAGGCGTTAGACCTGGCAACGCGCATCATGGGCGCTAGCGAGGTACATAGCATCGGATGTGAATTGCTGGCAAGCGCAGACTCGCAGCATGCCGACGGGTGGAATCCCTACGTCATGGCGGGCGATGATATCTACACTGAGATGGTGAGTACACACCAAACGCAGATAGCGCGCTATACCCTGGCAGATGCCTTCCACAGCGAACCTCCGGAAGCGCCGCGCGATGTACCCGCATGGCTTGAGTCTGTACACCTGGCATGCCTTGACCCTGACGGCGATATCTATACTACGCCGTTATTCTTCAAGGCTGCGCTATGCATCCGCGCGTACATGCGAGAACATCCCGGCGTGGCGCTGATCGACCACAGCGGCGGGCTGTTGAATGACGCGGTGAGTGATACACAGCGCGGTATCGCTCCCGCAAAGAAACGCACACGCAAGGCGGTTGAGTAGTGGGCGTTAACACACGGCTGAATGCGGATCACCTGCTTAACGATACGTGTAGCTACTACAGTCACACGGGAGAGAGCGAGGATGCCGACACGCTGGTTAAGACGCTGACGTATGCGGACGCTGTTACCACGGCGTGCATGATAGGCAATCCTAGCCGCCAATGGCAAACGCAGTTCCCTGCGTCCGAGCTAGTAGACACCCGCGAGATATGGCTACCTGAAGTTACCACCGTCAAGCCGCAAGACAAGATCGTATCACACAGCAACACATACCGTATCATCGCTGTTGCTGATTGGTATGGCTTCCAGAGCGCGCTAATGCGCCGCGTCGAAGGATATACCTAGTAATGGAAATTAAGTGGAACACGCCCGCGCTGAAAGCTGCGATACAAGCCGCTGAGATGGGCGCACTGAAAGCAACCGCGCAAGAGATTGTGAAGCAAGCGAAGATCAACCTCAAGGGCGCAAACGCTTACGCCTTCGGTAACTTGCATCGCAGTATCAACTATAGCAAACCGTTCCAGTATGGCAAGTTCAAAGTATGCTATATCGGATTCAGCGGCGGGCAGAAAGACGCGTTTAGATACGCCATGTCCATAGAGCGGGGCAGGCGTCCGGGCAAGCCGCCACCGTCCGATGCGCTGATACCGTGGGTGAGATTGAAGCTGCGCGATACCCGTATCAGTCGCACTGGCAAGACGCGGCGATTGAAGATGGCTGATGCTGATGCCAAGAGCAAGGCGTTCCTGGTAGCGCGTGCTATAGGCCGTCGCGGTACACCACCCAGGCCGTTTCTACTACCCGCGTTCGACGATAAGAAGCGCTTGCTAGGGCCGATGTTCCGCGCCTTGCTGAAACAGGAAATGCACAAGCGGATGCCGCAAACTACATAACGATGGACATAATCACCAGCATCATAAAGCACTGCCGCAATGACTCCACCCTAGCGGGCATCTTCGGCGCGCGCATAGATCGCAGCATTCCCGCAGGCGAAACACTACCAGCTATGGCGGTTGTGCTAATCAGCACTACACGCGGCAGTACGCATATCACAAATTGCCGTGTCAGCTTCGTAGTTGATGCTTTGTCGTTTACTACGTGCGAAGCTGTTAGGCAGCGCCTAGGGCAGCTATACCACGATAAGGCAGGCGCTACGCTAACCGACGGGCAGATGATCGAGCGCAGCATGGGCGCTGACAGCGATGGTATCTACCGGGAATCAGACGATGGCCCGTGGATGTACCAAGAGTATTATATGTTCACACTTACCGATGTATATTAAGGAGGCCACGGCATGGCTTATCCAGTACAGACAGTCACTACAACCAAAGTCGCCACCGGGCCGATTGTGCTGCGATACGGCGCTGCGGCAGGTACAACCGTTTCCCGCGTTATCGAAGTAACCGATATCGACACGGGCAAGACCTTGTATGAACACAAGGGATATAACGCTACTGGTGACAAGCAGACGGTTGCGCTATTCCCCATCGAGCTTGGTAGCGGCAAGGTGTCCGTTACGGTAGACGAGCTTAGCGTTGCTAACATGGCGCTGGGCGGTGAGTACACGTATGTGAGCATCTCACAGGCGTACATGAAAACCGCCGCGTCGCCCAACCGTTCATGGGAGTGGTATGCTGCTAAGGCGTACATCAACATGAAGAGCATCAAGTCTAACCAGGACAACCCAAGCACGGTTACGTTCGACATCATTCCCTACAACGATCCAGGCACCGCGCCTTGGGCGTTCAACGCTGACGCTGCATGCCCACCGGCTAACCACTAAAGGAGGTATAGCATGGCATATCCTGTACAGGCAATCACAGAAGAGAAGGTCGCCACCGGGCATCTTATCTTCTCCATCAACGATAACAGCGTTAGCACCGGCGCGGGCATCCGCGTAGTCGTGGGCCGCGTTACGGAAGTTGCGGACATCGATACCGGACAAACGCTGTATGAACACAAGGGCTACAACGCCGATGGTACTAAGCAAACCGTGCGCTGCTTCGCTACCGAGGCGGGCAGCGGGAAGTACCGCGTTACGCTGGATGAGATACACGACATTGGCGGTGTAACGTGGGACGGCGAGCAGGTTGACGTAGCTATCCGGCAGGCGTTCACGAAGGATACAGACGTGGCGTGGCGCATGCTGGCGGGAACGGCGTTCATCGACATCAAGAGCATGACGCCGAATCAAGACACGCCTACTACCATCGTGTTTGAAGTCACGCCTTACGCTGCGCCTGGTACAGACGCGTGGGCGTTCGATGCCGCATTTAGTGTTGCCTAGGAGGCATATACAACATGAACGAGTATGCATCTAACAGGATGCTCAAAGTCCGCATGCGCGGTCACTGGTATGCGTTCAAGACATTCAGCCTACAGCGGATGCTTGCAGAACACAAGCTTAGCCCCGCCACGTATGAGGCGCTAACAGCCGAAGCGTCAGGCGTGAACATGTCCGAACAAGAGAAAGCTGAAGCGCACGCGTCAGACTTGCGCGCGTTCCATGATTTAGTGCTGACGCAATCGAGCCTGGCGGTGGACATTGACGTGAACGGGCAAACCGTCCGCACGCGTCAGATCGTGCTGGATGAAGTCGGAGAGAGCGATACCGCCATCAACGTCAACGCGTTTACGGACGGTGAACGGTCGGCATTGGTGCTGGCATGCTCTGAGTTCAACCACGCCGTTCCAGAGGACTTGGAAGTGATCGCCCCGTTTCGCCACGTATCAGACGCTAATGATACTGGCGAGGGAGCTGCAAACGACACCGGCGGCGCTAACTCATAACCTGTCAGACTTAGCGTGCAACATACGCGCATGGCAGAGTACGTCACAATGGGAATCATTCCTAGCTAATTGCAAGGCACGCGCGGCGGCAGATAAGATGTTTATCGTAGCACAAACATTACCACAGGTATAACATGTCAGATGGACAGTTAGCACAATCGGTACTGAGCCTAGGCCTAGAAGATCGGCAATTACTGTTGGGTATCGACAAGGCTACCCAGAAGATTGCTAGTGAACTAGGCAAGACCGAGAAGCTGGCGCAGGCCAGCGCGAATCGTGTCGCCAAAGCATATACTTTCTCGTTCACTAACATACAAGCTGCTTGGCAGATGGGGTCTCGTATCATAGGCCGGGCGTGGGACGCGGTTAGTGAGCTAGCAGATGCCGGGAGTAATGCAGCCGAAACAGCCAACCTAGTTAGCGTGACATTCGGGCAGTCTGCGGGCGATATCGAGGCATGGGCGAGTACAACATCAGCATCGTTAGTCCAGACGCGGCTGGAGACCGAGCGGCAAGCGGGCGTGCTGTTCAATATGATTAAGAACAGTGGGCTTGCGCGCGATGCCGCGCTGGACATGGCTAAGGGCTATACGCAGCTCGTGGGCGATCTGTCCAGCTTCTTCAACCTGCGCCCGGATGAATCATTCCAGCGCATACAGTCCGCTATAGCAGGTGAGCAGGAACCATTACGGCGGCTCGGTATCCTCATCGATGAAGCGAGTATCAAACAGGAAGCATACCGCATCGGCGTCGCCAAAACCGGCGCAGAGTTGAACCGCGCACAGAAAATGCAGGCCACGTATAGCTTGGTCATAAACCAAACGGCAGTGGCGCAGGGCGATCTTGCCAATACGCAGGACAGCTACGCTAATGCACAACGCCAGTTGGTAGCTAGGTATCAAGAAGCGAAGGAAGCGCTTGGTAGTGGTATAGCATCAAACCAAGACTATAACGAGTCTATGCTGTCTCTCTCTAAGACGCTAGAGCGTATTACCGAAGATGGTACACTTGATAAAGTAGCAAATGCTATCGGGCATATAGCCGACGCTGCTTCACGCGCGGCTACTGGTATAGCATCATTGATTAACACTCCCAAGGGGCCGTTGCAGGAAGCGCTATCGTTCGCGCTCGTGGGCGTTGGGGATACCAGCATGGAGGGGTATCTCAAGGGAACGAAAACAGAATTGGGTGGCGCTTCGGGAGTCGAGGCTAGGGCCAGCGCCGCGTCTGCTGCTAAAGCCACACCTACAGATACATCAGGAGATGTGGCATCAAGCGGCATAGCAGCGCAAGAGACGCGTATCAACAACCTCATGGCGCTATACCAGAAGGGTGGCGAATACGCGAAAGAGGCGCTAGTGCTTGAACCTAAGCTGCTGGCGCTGTGGAAGGCGCAGGCTAGCGATATCGATCTTGCTGCGTTCAAGGCAGACCAACTTACCGACAAGATCAAGGCGCAAGAGGAAGCTGCCAAAGCCGCAGCCAAGGCGCAGCAAGAGGCGCTAGAGAAGTATCGCACCGTGCTAGATGCGTTCAATAATGGCAGTGAACAATTCCGCGCATGGATGGATAACACGAACAAGGCCGTCCGCACCGATGCCGCGAAGTGGTTGAACGATGCGCGTAGCGATGGCGAAAAGCTTGTAGCGCAATATGAAGCGGAGATGGGTAAGGTTGAGGATTTATTCCGCGACGTGCCTATCTGGGCTGTTGAAGCGTGGGATGATGCCGATGCTACTAGCAGGCGCTATCTGCAATCGCAGTATGGCGTAACCGCCGAACTTGAGTCCGCATACGAAGGCGCATTCCATGATATCAGCGCTACACAACAAGAGGCATACGATAAGTGGCGTAGTGATATGCAAGAACAGATGCAGCTTGCAGAGGAAGCGGCGTCTCAACAGGAAGCTTTAGCGGATCAGTGGATTAACGCATGGAATGGCGCTGACGCTGGATTGCGCGATATGCTGGAAACGGCATGGCCTGGGTTAAACCAACTAGCAGCAGAACACGAATCCACCTTAGAGCGTATCATCCGCGAGTATAACAAAGGGAATGAATCCGCAGAGACGCGGCTGGGGATTGAGAAGAAAATACTTTCCACGGCGCAGGCGCAGCGCGAGGAAGCAGAGCGCGCTAGGCGTGAAGCTGATATCGCCAAGTTTGGCAGTGCCGCCGCGTTGGGATCGCATGGATTCGGTCTATCACAATTCGACTCTTCTGGCAATAGGGTGGGTGGGTATAGCGCGTTTACAACCGCGAAGGAATTGGAGAGATACGCATACGAAGCGCAGAGACTCGCGGCGCAGGGCAAGGCCGATGCAGCCATATACTCACTGCAACAGATGATAGCACAGCAGCAAATAGGCGTAGGCAGCACATCGCCAGGTTACGGCAGTATGAGCTTTGGCGGCGGTGGATGGAGCGGCGGGCGTGCCGGGGCAATCAGTGATATGCAGGCGCTTATCGAAATGATTCAACTCGCGTTACAAGCCAACCCACAGCAAGGGCAATCCGGCGCACCGTCCGGTACAGACGCTAATCCCGTCGTAGTCAAGGTACAGGGTGGCGGCATGGGTACATCTGCGTTGGAGGGTATCTAATGTCCGCGACTCACGCACTAACACTAACACAGTACAACCCATACCCGACAGCAACCGCTATTGCTACGCCTACTGGCGGGACGTTCGGCGCGGCTACATACTCATTCTTGCTGATAGCATGGCTTAGCGAGTATCACAACGCTAACACTATCGGGCATCCGCTCGATGCCGCAATCCCCGCGCTGCTTGAAGGCGTGGCGGTTGCTGCTAACGATGCCGTATCCGTAACCTGGACATGGCCTAATGGCATCGCCAACCCGCACGCGTTCGCGCTGTTACGCCAGACGGCGGCCACATACGCGCTTGGTAGCGCTGGCGTGCTGTGCCTAAGCGGTGGGCTGTCCAGCGTGGCTGGTAGCGCGCGCACTGCTATATGGGATGCACCTGGTAGTGCGTCATGGACAGCGCCCGCCGCGTTCCCGGTAATGACGCTAGACCCCATCGGCACGGGTGGTATTACAGCAGCGAGTAAGCCTATGGTGGCGGTGGATATAGCAGGGCATGCGTTCCGGCAATCATTCCCGTTCACGGCCGCGCTGAATCCCGGCGGTACTAACCTGCTTAGCCCCTACAGCAGCATACATGTACCGCTGATTCGCGCGAGTTGCAGCCAAGCTAACCGCAACCTCATTCACACGTACTTCGCGCAAGGGACGCATGTGCTGTTAACCGACGCGGCAACTAGCGATGATAAACTATATGCTTATTACTATGGTATGCTTAGCGGTGTGGATGACTTCCCGACTAACGCCAAGGGCGATGGCAACGATTGGGGCTTCACACTGCAATGCACGGGTGTAATGTAACATGGCAAGCGGATATCTCAAGATCACATCTCCAGACGGGCTGTATATCGAGACTGGCGGCAGCTTGTCTTGCAGCATCCCGCCCGCCGATTCGTTCACGGCGCAATCCCTTAACGCCACATACACCAGCGCGTGGAATGTACTAGGCGATGAATCTCTAGCTACGAATCCAGCGCGCCTAAACAGCATGGCGGAATATTACTGGAATAGCGTGTGTCAGTTTCGCGGGCGTGTGCGCGGTGTATCCCGCGTGCGCACTGGCAACGGTACTAGTACAGTCACCATCACGGCGTATTCGCCTATGGCTGATCTAAGCATGACGGCGGCGGGTACAGACGCGGGCGGCGAAACATTCTTACAGCGCCAAGCGATTACCACGCTGACAGGTAAGAGGCTGTATCCCGGCGTAGCTGAGCCTGATTGTGAAGCGCCATACTTCGCGGCATTCGGCGCGGACGCGTGGGCTTACCATGCGGACTCCCTGCCTAGTGCGCTGCTGAACGCTAATACGGCTATCGGTTCCACCGAGCTTGTCACGCAATCCACGGCAGATCAAGGTTTCCCGCCGCGCGGCTATGTCTGTGTCTCTGGCGGGCAGCTATGCTACTACGACGGCTACCACCCCGCTAGTGTAGGCGGGTTGTACACGTTCTATAATGTAGCATGGGGCAAGATGGGAACGAGCGGCGGTGCGAATCCTGCAACCGAAGATACCCCGCTGTATTACGCTAAGCCGTTCCCGATAGCAGCTAGCACGCCACCGGCACTCCAAGGGGAATATGACGTTACACCGCTGTGGGAAGAGATAGCTAGCGGGTGGTATACCGTGCGCGCCGAGGAAGGACGCTTTGACTTCAAGGGCGACCCTACCGCCGCGCCATTCAGCTATCTAGCAATCCATGGTACATTCGATGTTATAGATGAACAAGACGCATCGCGCGTGCTGGTTGCGGACTTGGTTGCTGATATCCTTGAGTACACCGGCGAAAGTGGCCCAGCACTGAGCGCGGCTGATTACAGTATCACGATAGATGATATACCACTGCCGAAGGAAGTACGTCTTACCAGCGGCAGTAGTACGCTTGCCGTGCTGCAAGGTATCACCAGCGAAGTACAGGCTAGCGCATATAACAGCGCGTATAAGATAGGCTTCCAGTATGACGCTGCAACAGGCGTATTCGAGATGGGCAAGATCGCGCAGGCAACCACACCAGATGTGTACATAGGCGCGGCTATCAGCATGTCCGAAGCGCTATCCATCGAAGGGTATGGTACGGCGGCTAAGGTGCAGTACAACCGCGCTGCGCCTAGTCTGATTAGCCCGTCGCGCATGTGGCACCCGGCGGTTGGCGATCAGATTAAACCCGGCAGTGAATACGGCGTGCCTATCAAAAACGTGCAATATATATACTATCAACAGGTAGATCAAGAAATGGCGCAGGGGTGGAATCCAGATTCTACCGTGTCTAATAACCTACACACACAATTTTTGATGGATGGTAATGATAGCACCGGGTGGGGAATAGGGTGCGCCGAAACTGCCGGAGCGCACGATATAGATGTGATCTATGCATGGTTCACGGCTGCGCAAATTGTAGAACGTGTGCGACTGATAATAGACTTTCGCCGCGCGCTGATTGGAGAACATTCAGTAACCGTGTACGGGCTAACTAGCTATACCCCCGGCACACCACCAACCATAGGAGATTATATTAAACTAAGCGATGCCTTGAGCATTACCGTGGGAGCGCAGCGCAGCGGAATGATGGAGCAGGGCATTACAGGATGGGTTGACCGTGCTGTTTCCGGTAGGTTGCTGGCTGTTCGCCAAGGGCAGGGGCGTTACTAATGACTGTTATTATCGGTTCTAGCTCGGTAGTTCCATCTGACGAATATAACGCCATAGAGATTGAGGCTACCGATATTGGTGTTAGATGCGTTGCCATAGCTATCCAAGTGTCGCATGGTCTTTGGAATCCTTCCCCAGAGACAGAACCCGTATGGGCGTTATTCCGCGCACTGGAAGTTGACGGTTCGCAGATAGGCTTAGCCCGCACCACGCTTACCGCCACCGCTGCGCAGAATGGGACTAAATACTACGCGCCTGGTGCATACGCCATGCTGCATGATACCAACATCTACATGCCACGCGAGATTGACATCGCCGCGCCGTGCGATACACACAGCCGCGCGCTGGATATCGGAAGACGGGCAATCAAGGAAGGGATATACCAGTGCAAAGTACATGAGTACAAAACCACGGCGATACCCGATACCATCCCGAAGATATGGGACACCGTACAGATTACCACTGACAGCTTTACCGGCGTGTTAATCGCCACGCCCGGATGGAACATCCAGGGTGATAACGCTATCGAGCTTACATTACGCCTGATTGATCTATCAGCATCATTCTACGGATAATCATATATGGCTAACTGGACTAAACCATCTATCGGCAAGAAGCTGTTGTCGCTGTTGACGCGCAAGCCCAACGACGGTGACAGTCTATTCCGCACGGGCGCTAACGGTACGCGTACAATCTACCCGCAAGCGCCTGTGACTGAGTCCGTTATCGCGTCCGCTATCACGGCGGGCGGCGGGTTGGATTCCAGCGGTGGTACTAGCGGTACACCGTTGACGCTGACCATACGTGATGGTAGTTGCTGGACATGGTTTATGACGGGCGATGCCGCGCCGGGATTACCGGCTGGTTGGATGCTACTGAGCGATGATATACAGACTGGCGGTACAACCGATGATACATCCGCCGTCCCATCCACTGACCCGGCATCGCCGACCACCGTCAACCTATGGATATCCCCTGCTGACACGCCTGGTATCACATTTACCCCTGACGGGCAATGGCATGTGCGTATAGGGTTAGAGCGCACTGGAGGCACTGGCGCTATCTACGTGCGCGCCACGGTTGGGGAATATCGCGGCGGCGCTGAAAATCCATTCGGTTCTAGCGATTGGCTAGCCGTAACCTCAGCTACCGTACATTCCTTCCGCATCAATGTACCACTGCGAGATATGTATAGCACGGCATCGCGGCTGTACGTCAACCTGAACGCGTATGCGTCAGGCGCGGGGCTATACTGCATATCCAGCTATGGTGGCGCTGACTCTATCAACGATGATAGATCACGGCTGGATATACCATTCTCCATCGGCACGCTGGATGATACATATCGGCTGTGGACACGCGACGGCGCAGCTAGCCCACCGGAGTTATCTCCCGCGACCGCAGGGGATCGTATCGTAGTCACGGCGGATGATCCGGGCGGGGCTGTGCAAGGTGTTGCATCATCCAGTAACACCGGTGTACGGGGGAATACCTCCACGGGGTACGGCGTTGAAGGCGTAGCGGACGGCGTGGGAGGCGTGGGAGGCGTCGGAGTACGCGGAAGTAGTGATCACGGGTATGGCGTCAACGGCGTGAGTGGTGATAACGATGGCGTGGTAGGGCAGACAGGCGGCACTGCCGCGTACTATTCTATTGCCGCTCGTGAAGTTGGCGCGCGTACACTATTGGGTGAATATGCTGATCTTGTCGAGGAGGCCGTGCCTGCTGACCCTGGAGCTGGATTAGCTCGGATATATGCCAAGGTTGGCGGTAAAGTATTCGCCCGTACATCTGGCGGCACGGAATATGATCTAACTGCCGTCGGCGGGGACATGGACAATCCCATGACTACCGCAGGCGATCTTATCGTTGGCGGTGCATCCGGCGCACCTGGCAGGCTGGGTATCGGTACGGATACACACGTGCTGACTATGAGCGCGGCTACACACTTGCCAGTATGGGCTGCTGCCGCTGCTGGCGATGGTGTAGGATATGACACGGTGAAAGAGGAAGGCGGCGGCGCACTGGTAAAGCGCGCCATACTTAACTTCATCGGCTCAGCTATCACGGCGGCTGATAATGCCGGTACTGCCGCAACAGATATCAGCATCGCCACCATCATTAACACCCTGGCAAGTCTTGCTAACGCGTCCGGCATCCTCACGAATAACGGCGCGGGCTCGCTTAGTTGGGGAGCTGCGCCTATCACAGATCACGGCGGGCTAGGCGGGTTGGCGGATGATGACCACCCGCAATACCGCGCCAAGGTTGCGCGCGTACAATCCGTATCCGATGCCGCCACTATAACACCAGACGCGGACGCTAACGACGCGGTGGACATAACCGCGATTGCGCAGGCGTTCACAATCGCCAACCCGTCAGGCACGCCAACCAACTTCCAGAAACTGCACATCCGTATCAAGGATAACGGCACAGCGCGTGCTATCACGTGGGGCAGTGGGTATGTTGCCGGTGGCGTGGCGCTGCCTACCACGACCGTACTCAGCAAGATCACTAATATTGGATTCATCTACAACACCGCGAACGCGCTGAATAAATGGCAGTGTGTAGCAGTATCGCAGGAAGCATAATACATGGCAACATCTACATTAGGCGCTGGGCGAGGGCAGGCCGATTCCAGCAGCGGTGGTACTGGCGTCTGGCAGAATCCCGGTAACATCACGGCGGATGATGCAACATATTCAGACTTCGGTTCTGTCGGCCCCGGCGCTATTCTGAGCTACTATCTGCGCGCGGATCAATTCGGATTCTCTATCCCCACCGATGCGACGATTAACGGTATCACAGTAACCATACAGCACACCGCATCACACAACGATCTATCTAACTACGTTGAAGATACACGCGTCAGCATAGTAGACAATAACGGCAATGTCGGAGCAACTAACAAGTATGCGGCTGGACATTGGCTGGGCGGTGAAGTGTCCGTAAACTACGGCGGCGCTACAGACCTATGGGATATCGTATGGACTCCCGCCAAGGTTAATGATGCAGATTTCGGCGCTGTACTCTGCGCCACCGCAACAGCCGCCGCCAAAACCACAGTGAAAGGATTCGTAGACTACATCAGCATCACCGTACACTATACCGTACCATCTGGTAATTTCTTCCTGATGTGGTAGCCAACCTGTGTCTTGTATCCGGTGCGGATGAATCTTACACACCCGGTTAGATTGCAGTAGCGAAAGCGGATGCAATCTAACAAGCGCGCGTAGCGCGCAATCGGGGAACGGCGTATCGAATCCTGGGGACGTCACTCACGCACCGGCGTGTGACATTTTGAGTCTTATTGCAAAATTCGCGGACATCTTAGCACACCCTCGCGGACGTGTCAAGCCCCTGCATAGCCATCTCCCTGGACACGATATCCAGGCTGCTGATACGGTGGTCAATCCACCAGCGCGCGGATAGCTGTGTGTCTAGCACGCTCAAGGCGGGCGCTAACTCCGGGCGTGTCTCTACCTCAGTGCGCCATGCCTTAGCCTGACTGTAGCGAATCTTTGCAGCCCACGCAGCTTGGCTAGGGCTACCTATCAGTGGCTGGTACGGATCGATGCGCTGCTGTGCTGCCAAAAGACATGCCGTACACACACCGCGCGGCCTAGGGTTGCGTGTCCACTCGCGGTGTCCGCACTCTCTGGTAACAAGATAGGTTGCCATGCACATATTATAGCAGATTCGCGCCGGTGCTAGTTGCGGATAGTTACGGCGCGTGGTACAATTCATCAGCCGGAGTTGGAACAATGAGATACACAATATTCATTATAACATGTGTGGCGCTATCCGTGATTACAGCGGCGGCTCAGTCTGGCGACGATATCACAGTCGCGTCACCGTGGCTGGATATCATACTCGAGCGTGGCCTTGCGGTGGCGCTAGTATTAGGCGGTGCGTGGTTTGTCGGCTTCAAGGTGTACCCTGATATACAGCGATTTGCAGGTGGTATGATGTCGCTCATGCAATCAATCGATCATAAATTAGACGTGCTGTTATCAGCGCTAAAGCAGGATGTATAGATGGATAGCATACTACCGACGGCGACTAATGAGGCGCATCCGCCGCAGCTAGAGGCAGGCGATTGCGTATTCTTCGTGCGCCCCACGTTGCGGCAGGCGTTGCCGTTTGGCTGGTCTGGTATCTGCGCATGGCTATCTGGCGTGTGCATCTCACGGGCGCAGCGCAGGTTGTGCGGGAATCCCCAGAGTCACCGCGACGGGTTTACGGATTACAGCCATGTAGGGATTGTAGTTAAGTGGCGTGGCGTGCTTGCGCTGTATGAGGCTGTACCCGGTGGTGTACGCCTAGTACCGCTAGAGCAAGCCATCGCCAAGGCGCATTGGACATTGCAGACTATGCCGCTCAGTGATGAGTATAGGGCGATGTTTAATGAACGCAGCGTATGCTACTTCATAGACGAACACAGCGGCGATTCATACCGATGGGGCGGGTTGCCATTGGCTGTTGCTGACGGCGTGGCGGGTACACTACTGAGCCGCGCCTTCCGCGCCTTGCTGGTATTGTTTATCGGCTACGACCCGGACAATGCGGAGTTTTGCAGCGAGCTAGTAGCGAAGCTGCTATCACGCCTGGGCATAGTACCCGGTGCGTTGCCGGTGAACCGCAACGGCGACGTAACGATACATGATGCAGCATGCAGGTTTAACCCGATGCACATATCGCCGTGCGAGGTGGCGCGCTTCCCGCAACTCAAGCGCATGCAACTACGAGTAATCAAGTAAAGGAGTACCGGAATGGCATGGATTAACTTCAAAAAGAAGCTCAGCCTCAAGGGGCTGTTTGGCAAGCAGGGCGCGGCGCAGGTTAAGGAATCTGTGCATGACGTCGAGCGCAGTGTTAAGGCCACGCTGCGGGATATCCTCGACATGCTGCCGACGATGCCGACGCCCGATCTCAACACGCTGTATAATGCAGTGCAGCGGCAACTGGACAAGCTGACGCTAGGAGGCAAATAATGACGCTGGATGATATCGAGAAGCGCATCGCGGAGTTAACGCAAGCAGAACGCGAGGCGTGGTTGGAGCACATCGCGCGGCGGTGGGGAATCCCGCAGACGCAGCCTGCGCCTGTAGGCATCCCCTACCCCGCGTATCCGCTACGGTGGCCGGATCAGCCGTATATCTTTACATATACGACATGTGACGGGACAACGTACACATCTACCAGCCCCAGCCCCGCACGACAGATATAGAAACGCCCCGGGTGACATACCGGGGCGTCGGGCGCTGTTTGCAACCAGCGCGGGGTGCGAGTATTATAACACAGATGGAGGTGTAACGTGACCCACATTGATAACGTGCTGCGTGTAGCGCACGATCCCATCATGCGCAAGCGTATCATCGCCCGCATGAAGCAACTCATCGGCAAACTACCAGGATGCGCCACAGTGCAATCACTGGTATATTGGGCGGCGAAGGGTAAGCCGCCTGAGACAATCACACTCGCGCAGGTGTGGCCTGGAACTGACGCATTCCGCGATGCGAGGCTCAAGGCAGGGTGGAAGCGGTGTACAGACGTGGCGCTACTGCAACCGGGATACGTGCTGTTCAGCGTGGACAAGGCAGGGCGCAAAGGCGCGCCGGATCACGTGTACTTGTTCATGTCATGGGCGGATGAAGCCCAGCGTGTGGCGTGGATCTTCGACAACAACAGCGCCAATCTTACATGCCGTAATCTTGGCAAGGGCTGCTGGCATAAGGGCGCATGGCTGAACCGTACACCGTTCGAGTACGCGCTATACACTACATCGTGAGGTGCATGCATGGAGATCGTGTTCATCCCCGAAGATGAGGCTGCGTTCGAGGATTACGAAGCGGAGCTAGACGATATCGAGGTTATCTACCTCGCAGGGCCGATAGGCTTGCCGAAGACCAAGGCTGACCGTCAGCAGCTTAACCAGCGCATCGCTTACTCCGCGTTCGTGCAAGGTGCGCTAATACAGGGCAGTGGGTATCGTGTCGTGATTAACCCATACGCGTCATGCTGCTATGCGGATAACTTCACCATGGACAGGGAGCTATGGATTGCGCAGGGTGTCTACCTCGCGGGCGTGGTTGCGGATGCCATCTGTATGTTGCCGGGATGGGAATCCAGCGATGGTTGCCAGCGTGAACTAGCAGCGGCAGCGGCAGCGGGTAAGCGGTGCTACATGTGGGATGAAGATCGCGGGTTAGTGAGACTACAGGGAGGGCGCGCCTAGTGGATAAGCCCATATCAATGACAATGATATCGCTGGGTGCTGGCGTGCAAAGTACCGCGCTGGCGCTCATGTCGCTATCCGGGGAATTGCCTCCTGTACAATACATCGTATTCGCCGATACCCACTTCGATCCGCCAAGCACTTATGACACAATCGAATACATCAGGCATCATGCAGCCGGTAAGTCGACGGTGGTTGTCGTTGACGGTGGCGACATCCGCAATGATATCGGTGTTATGCCAATGCATTACCAGAGTGGATGTGGTATGCGGCATCGTATCTGCACTACCAAGCATAAGATACAACCGTTGCATAAGTTCATCCGAGAAACGATGGGCGCAGACTGGCGCAAACTGCGTTGTGAGCAATGGCTCGGTATCAGCGCAGACGAGTTTATGCGCGCCAAACCCAGCCGGGTAAAATACGTTATTAACCGATTCCCGCTGCTAGAGCGTGAGTGGGATAGGCAGGATTGCATTAATTGGCTCAAGGCCAATCGCCACCCGGTGCCTGAAAAATCAGCGTGCATCTCATGCCCGTATCGCAATCGCCAGACGTGGGAAGAGATGGCAAAGCGCTATCCAGACATGGTACATGACGCTATGCGATTGGAGCGTGTGATTAATGAGGATCGCGCTGCGAAGGGACTACCGGAAGAGATATACTTCCATCGCGCATTAAAGCCGCTGGATAGTCTCAACCTCATCAACCCAACCGCCAGCATGTTCGATGACGAAACAGACTTATTCGATAACGAATGTGATGGAGTGTGCGGATTATAATGGAAGGATTGATAATCAACCTGGACATATCGCCGGGGCAAACCACGAACCTCACGGTATACAGTGACCTGCACACAGAATCGCAGGCGTGCGCCGTGAACCTGCTAGACGCGCATATGAAGCGCCGTGCTACGTTGCCTAACAGCTATTTCGCCTGCATCGGGGATATTGGAAACTGGATTATGCCGGGTGACAAGCGCCACCAGGCCAGCACGCCGATACCGGAGATTGCCTCGCAGGATGCTTACGTTAACGCCACGATTGACTACCAGTATGAGCTACTCCATGACTACAACTGGTTATGGCTAGGCACAGGTAACCATGAAACTAGCATGCTTAAGTACCACGGTACAGACGTGGTTAAGTTTTTGCTGGACAGGCTAGGCGTGACGGAAGGCGGTTACAGCGGCTTCGCGCGCCTGCGCTGGCATCTACACGGCAAGTGTGTGTGTACATCTACGCTGCTGTATCATCATGGCGCGTGGGGTGGCGTAGCGACCAAGGGCATCATTGGCGCGGAGCGTTACGCGGCTAGCCATGATGGATGGGACGTGTTCGTTTTCGGGCATAACCACCATTGCCATGTACACCACAATAGCAAGCTATACATGACACAGAACGGGGTAATCAAACATCGGGATTGCTACATCGTGAACACGGGAACATTCCAGCTATCCAGCAGGCAGGGGGGCAGCCCGCAATACAGCGAGATTCGCGGCTATCAGCCAGTGGCGATAACAGCGCCGCTAATCAAGTTCACCCATCGCCGTGGCGCGGATGATTCGCACACGATGGGCATCAGTATTGAAACGGGAGATTGCTAACATGACAAACTATCAGCCATGGGGCATTGACACGCCATCGTTTTATGAGAACACGCCGGGCAAGCCGCCAGTACTTACGCAACAGCACGACGATTACCTAGGGCCGATGTACCAGTTCGCGCAGACACCGCTACAACTGCACAACGCGGCGGTGCGGGCTGTGCTAGCAGACAGAGCGCCAGCCTACGGCAATGAGCATGAGGTAGCATCGCTGGCTGGTGCGCTGTTCAGCGCGGCGCAGAGTACGGCCATGCCCAGCACCAACGCGCAGCTAACCTACGTGTTCCAACTATGCTTCAAGACTGCGCGCGCTATCGTGGGCGGGCTGCACGGCAACTACAACGGCGATCACGCGTTGGATGATGGCGCATACGAGGCGCTGCTAGCGGCGCATAGCAGCAAGCGCAGCATTGCCGAGGTGCTGGGTTGACACACACACGCTATCATGCTAAGGTCTATGCCGTGTTGCAGCGCAGTATTACGATAGGATGCTTTGTGCGCGGTAATGTGCTATTAGCGCTATTGTCATGGCGAAGGGATCATCCGCGTTTTGTATTCTTGCTCTGCGGCATCGGCCCTTGGCTGATTACTGGTATCCACGCGGCTTGGTTACAGACCGAGGCGGGTATCTCCGTACTACAATTTAGCCGCGAGTGCGAGTCTGATCCCGGTGAACACGGGCGCGCGCTACTCAGCATCGGAGACGACGGCGTGTGCCTGGCCTATGTGTGGCTGTGGCGTAACTGGTAGGTGCAAGGTTGACAAGCCGCGAGGATGTGTTATAATAACGGCGAGTCTCCTTGAAGTTGGAAGCCCCCGACCTGTCTAGGCGGGGGCATTTAATCTAGCTATCCCTGTTACTGCAAGCACCTCCTGATTACAGCCCCGCCACCCGGCGGGGTTTTTTCATCACCGCTGCTAATAATACTATGGTATACGATTTAACCTAGATTTAACCAAAATCCCCTTGACACGGGCGCTAGGCCGCGTTACAATCCTACCGTAATCGAAACGGAGGATGCAATGAGTAACACGGAAACCATTTTGGAGGCGGAAAAGGCGTACCGGGCTGAAATTACCAGCCACCCCGGATACCGGGGTTTCAAGGGCGGCGGATTAAGCGACGAGCTAGCCAAGTTAATCTACGCCGGACGTATCGTCGCCGTCGGCGGGCATGACGTGCATATCAGCGCAATCCCGGCGCAGTACGGCAGCAACAAGACCGGCAAACGCGGGCACTGCGTCAGGTTCTCGTACACCGTAGACGGCACACCTATCAGCCGTAGCGCGCTGCTGGCGGCGGCGGATCAGTATTAACAATACACCGGGGCGCGCATGGTAACGCGCAATATCATGGAGGCTGCAATGAACAACAAGAAATTGCGTAAGGCGCTGAAGGCGTACCCGAACGGCAAGGAAGTGCGGGTCATCATCGATGCCAGTAAACTACGCTCCATACTCAACAGCGATAGGCGTCTAAATTATGACGATTTCCCATGCTTGGTAGTCACGGAGGTTGGGTCATATGTAGACCACGACAGGACGCAAGACTGCATCACCATCAACGTGAGCTACGAGGATGTATATTAAGGAGGCTGCAATGACAGACGCAACATACGAGCTAGGCGCGGAACTGCCGATGCCCATCGGTGAGGAGCTAGAGCAGTTACAGCGCCAGAGTGACGCCGGTACGTACAACGTCACTGACGCCGCGCTGTATCAGATCGAGCGCGTACTACCCAGCGGCTACGTGGATAACGCGCACCGCTACCTGCTGCTGTTCTGGGAGCGCGAGCATCGCGGCTGTGTGATCACCAACGCGGCTGCTGACTGGCATGACGGCGATACCGCTGAAACGGTGCTGTGCAACTGGTACAACGGGGTGGGTAACTAACATGGACAGGCTCACACTAACTGCTGTGACATATCAACAAGTGATCGACATGGGCGCATGCTACATGGCGCGAACGCACTTCGGCGCTATCTACCAGCCCACCGATACGGGATCGGCGCTGGATTGTATCAACGACACAACGCTAGATGACCGCACCGCTATATCGTGGTCGCTGTGGTTGCTGGCGCATACCGACAGGCGCACGCTGGTATCGCTGGCGTGTGATATCGCTGAACGGGCGATTGATCTATACTACAAGCGCGATGATACCAGGCCACGGGCAGCTACCGCATTGGTAAGACGGTGGTTAGCAGGCGAGTCAGTTACACGCGCAGAATTACGCACCGCTGCTGCTGCTGCTGATGCTGCTGCTGCTGCTGATGCTGCTGCTGATGCTGCTGATGCTGCTTATGCTGCTGGTGCTGGTGCTGCTGCTGCTGATGCTGCTGCTGCTGCTGATGCTGCTGCTGATGCTGCTGATGCTGCTTATGCTGCTGGTGCTGCTGATGCTGCTGCTTATGCTGCTGCTGATGCTGCTGATGCTGCTGCTGAACGCGCATGGCAACGCCAGCACATTACCGACGTACTTACAGCACTACACGACGCCACCTAACCCCTACCTTACCGCACGGGGGCGTGCCTGTGACGCCCCCACTAATCTGCTGAGGTGTGATATGGAGTTAACCAACGAACAATGGACGGCGCTAGGCAAGCGCGCTATCCTAATCGAGCAGCGTGCGCATGATGCGCTATTCGCCGTGGTATCGCGTGACTACACGGCATACGCCGCGGCGATACTTGCGGCGGAAGCCGACCTACTGTTTGAGTACGATATGATCCGCGAACGCGCGCATCCGGCGTATCCGCGTAACCAGTGTGACGGCTGCGGCGATGCTGTAGGCGACCCGCCTATGATGATGGGCGACAGCGAAGGTGGTTGCTAGCATGGCAGACACACGCCCGCCTATTACATGCACGTCATGCGGTGGCGATGGGTTGCTACACTATAGCGAGTCATACCGTGGCGGAAAGGCGCGGCATATGATAGACCGCGATGAACCGTGCTGGACTTGCGGCGGAACGGGGATGATCTATGACGGCATGGTGAACATGAACGGTGATAGCATGTATGACATTATACTAAAGGAGGTGCAACATGTCTAGCGGCTACATCGTACAAGCTGCGGTGGACACCGTGCTGTCGCAGCTACGCAACGAGATTGCAGAGTACACCAAGCGCGCTACGGAATCGCTACAGGCTGGCGAAGTCAAAGATGCCGTGCATGAGCTAACGGTACTAGCCGAGGATGCCGCTAGCGCCAGCCGCGCACTGCAAGAGGCTATGATATTACAGCACGGCGTCGATGTAGGAAAGTATGTGGTATGCGAGACTTGCGGCACTGTGTACAGCGTGAAGTATGGCCGTAGATGTACGTGTGATGGCTAGCCGCATCGCCACGGACATGGAGCTAGCGCAGATGGCGCGCAGTCGCAGGCATGCTGTAGCGGTAGGATGCGCCATATTCGCCGTGGCGGGGATATGGCTGGTAGTAGTGTGCATACTGGATAATATGTAAGGAGGTGTGTTGTGAAGTTGTACTTGATTTCGCAGGAAGCCAACGACGATTACGGCACTTACGATAAAGCTGTTGTTGCCGCGCCAGACGAAGCAACTGCGCGAACCATGCACCCAGACGGCGGAGTATACCCACACACTGACGGATGGTACGAAGGGCCAGAAGATGACATTAAGTTCTTTTGGACACGCGCGTTAGCTGAGGAGTTCGAAGCAGAAACACCGGCTAATATCGGGCATGTCCAAGATTCATGGGCTAGCCACCCGGATCAAGTCACGGTGGTATACCTAGGTGAAGCGGATCACACCATGCCGCAATCTGTAATCTGTGCCAGCTTCCACGCTGGGTAAGGAGGTAGTATGTCGCACGAGTTAGCAACAATCGAGCAACACGCGCCGTTAATCCCATACAATGACTTAGAGCGCATGGCGGCGGCGCTGGTAGATTCCCACTTGTTTGGGATTCAGACGAAACAGCAGGCTATCGCTATCATGCTGGTGGCGCAGGCGGAAGGATTGCACCCGGCAACGGCGGCGCGGGATTACGATATCATCCAGGGCAAGCCGTCGATGAAGACGAACGCGATGCTGGCGCGGTTTCAGCAGGCAGGTGGGCGTATCAAGTGGAACGAGCTTACGGACACCTGTGCTAGCGCCACGTTTGAGCATCCGCAATGCGCGCCGGTCACGATTGACTGGGACATGAAGCGCGCTGACGCGGCAGGGCTGAAAGGCCGTGATATGTGGCGCAAGTACCCACGGCAGATGTTGCGCTCACGCGTGATTAGTGAAGGCATCCGCTCATGTTTCCCCGGCGTGCTGAATGGCATGTATTGTCCAGAGGAAGTGCAAGACTTCGAGGAAGTACAAGAGAAGCCGCGCCTAGCGCAGCGCCCAGCCGCTGACGATGAAGATGTACGCGCGAACCAGGCACAGCAAACGCCGCGCCGGTTCTGTGTGCTGACAGTCTGGCAGTATCCAACCAAGAACCGCGTTGATATGCTATGCAATGAGCTACTCGCGGACGGGACGGCGGGCGAACCTGTGTACCTGGAACTGCCGCTACGTGTCAACGTCAAGGCGGGAGACGTGGCGGAATGCGTCGTTAAGCCCATCCAGCCTAAGACGTTGCCGGACAAGAACGGCGCTAAGCACAAGTTCCCGGCATTCAGCGGCGCTTGGGCGCACGATGAAGTACATGTAGATACGGCTGACGATTTGTCCGTACCGGATCATGGAGGTGAATAGATGGTTAACCTAGATGAGATTTTGCGAGACATCGCGCAGGATGGTACAGGGAGAGCGTGGATAATGCGCAATCTAGTTACGGAATTGCGCGCCGCGCGGGACGTGGTTGATGCAGCGGAAGAGATGAATATAACGTTCGAGCATAGCTGCACACTTGCGCCAGACGATAGGGCTGATGACATTCGCCAGATGGTACAGCAGCGGATATACCTTGCTACCACTATCGCTCACTATAGGGAGGTGGCCAATGTCACAGTATAACCTGAACGAAGTGAACCTTATCGGCAACCTGGCGCATGCGGCGAGTCTGTCGTACACGAAGGCGGGTAAGCCCGTCACGGTGATAGACTTGTTCACCAACGACCGCGTACAGGACGAACACGGCAACTGGCAGAACGGACGCTCAGACTGTCACCGTATCAAGGTATGGGGCGACTGCGGCGAGTACAGCAAGGGCGATACCGTCAGCGTCAAGGGCAAGCTGCGCTGCGATGTGGTGAAAAGCGATACAGGGCCGACGAAGTACTACAACTACGTGTCAGCTAAAGCGGCGGATGTTACGCTGGTATCGAGCAGGGGCGCACGCCAAGGCACACAGCAGCCATACCAGCGCGAGGAATACGACCTGGGCGATCTTGGCCCACCGCTGGACATGGATGGGCTGTCGCCGGGCGATTAACAAGGCCACAACATGCAGCACCGGTAATGTAACGGGTACACGCTGCACATTGTGAGACGGGATGAACGGCTCACGATCCACGGGTATGCGGGCGGGGTGTCGCTAGCCCCGCCCATCTTAGAGGTGCGATATGACCCGCTACATCATCTATGTGCTGATACTGCTAGCGGCATGGCTGCTGTGGATTGTGATGGAGGTGCGGAAGTGACAGACGACGAGCGCGACGCCGAAATAGAGATGCTACGTGCGCAGGTTGCAGCGCTGACGGCAAAGAAGCAACGCTCCAAGCGCGTCAAGCCTGAGGCTGTGCCGTATGAGACGCTATTACAGCAACTACCGCTAGACGCGCATGCAGCATGGCAAGGGTGGATAGCGATGGTGGCGGCTAAGAATAAGTGCGGTACTATCGCGGAATCGCGCCGTGATAGCCTGTTGCAAGACCTGTTGCGCCGCTGCGCTGGGTTATCCGCTGACGCGATAGCATACGGGCTGTGTGAGGCGACGAAGGGCGGCAAGGATAGCGTAGGATATGCCGCCGTAGCAGCGCAGAACTACGCGCCACGCGACAGAAGCGGCTATACGCCACAGACGTACACGCCACCGGCTAAACCGCCGTCAGCGCCACGTGTGATACCGCAGTGGGTACAGAATCTACCCGATGGCGCGATACCGCTAGAGGATAGCGATTGCGTGATACTTGGCGGGATGGAAATACCGCTAGCGTCTGCTATGAAATGGTGGGCTGATGGGCCGCGCGATGATCTGCCGCCGGACGCAACATCATGCGCTAGCGCGGTGAATGATTACAAGGCGCTAGTAGCGCAACACGGGGTAGTTGGAGCGTTGGGGCAGACTTTGCGCGGTCGGACTATCGCGGCGATTGGCAATATACCGGAGGATAAAGATGCTGAGAAATTGTAAGTTGTGCGGTAAGGAATTTATGAGTACATGCAACAGCGTATACTGTGGTGACGACTGTCGGGAGACTGGAACACTGGAACTGATCCGCAACAACTGGCGCAAACACGGGCGAATCAAGAGATTACGGCAGATGCCGCAACGCACCATCGACATGCACGCCAGGACGCTGCGTGATCTGGGCTGGACATGCACGCCGCCAGCCGCAGCGGCATTGAGTGACGTAACGGAGGCGCAGGAATGAACGAACCGATTGTATCTCTATACGGCGTAGATGATAAATTCCGCGATGATTTGCTGCCGCAGATCGACCACTTGAAGTACCTCGCGCGCAAGATAGCCGCGCAGTACATCCAGTTCGCGCTGGATAACAACATCCATATGGCTGACGTGATGACGCTGTGGGACGAACATACGAGGCTGGACTTCGAGCGCGCGTACATGACCCGTACCCAGCAACGCCGGAATGCGCAGAAATGATACTCACGCCAGATGATGCAGCATGCATGACGGCGAAGCGCGTGGCGAAGTACCCGGTAGGCACTGTGATTGTCGTGACGCAGGTTCCACCCGGCGGGGTTACGACGCGGGCTAGCGAAAACGTTGCGGGATACAACCGCAGCGGCATTGAGTGACGTAACGGAGGCGCAGAAATGACGCAGACATACCACAACGCTACATGGGCAGTATCAGCTACAACCGAGTACAACGAGGTCATGCTGGATGCTACGCACAAGGGCGAGATACTACACCGTTCTACTATGACGGTGGCTAACGCAGAACGTCTCGCCGCGCTACTGCTCAAGGCTGCTCAGGCTGCGCGCGCTATGGCAAAGGAGGCACGGGAATGAGCGAACCGCTTATCAGAATTGGTCAACCATTCTACGACAGTTTGGTGCCGCGTGGGTTCCCGGCGCGTTACGGGTGCGGCATCAGCGTGATTGACCCCAGCGGGCAGTTTGGCGGTGGCGCGCGCTTTTACGCACCTACGCCCGAAGCGGCCACGGCGGCGGCGTATGACTACCTGCGGCAGCTTGTCGCGGACGCTACAGCATTGCTGGAGGCGCAGAAATGATACTCACGCTAGAGGATGCCGCGTGCATGACGGCCAAGCGCGTGGCGGCTTACCCGGTAGGCACGGTGATTATCGTGACGCAGTGTGATAGGACATCTGTGTACACGGCTGTGCTGGCTAGGAAACGGCGGGGATGGACACGGCAGGTTGTAGAGGTTGACGGGATACCAGGTGTTACTGATATATGGGCTAGCACACAGATCTGTGGAAGCGCAGGGCTGGTTATGCGCGAGATTCGCAGCAAACATACCGTATCTGTACAGGTATTCACGCCAGATTTAACCGAATCTTAACCGAAAATGTATTGACACGCGCCGCGACTGGCGGTAATCTATACGCGAGGTGCAACGATGAACGGTTACGAAAGACTTGATTCAGACGGCAGCTACATGGTGAGCATCCGCGCCACCGAGCCGGTTGACGTATACAGCACGTACCAGGCAAGCGGAAATGACGATGCGCATCTGGCGACACTCCGGCCGGGCGAAACGTATCAGCTTGACTATATGTTGAGCTACTTCGGCAACTGGCGGGTGGAGGTGCAAAATGGTTAACTTAGACGAAGTGCAAGCCGTGATGGGTAAGCGTCTGTGGGACATTGCTACGTGCGGGTTCAATGTTGGCATGGCGCATGGTGATGATGCACGTTCACATGCCATGCACCGTGATGATCTTATCGCGCAGACCAAAGCAGAACTCGCATCGCTGCTGGCAGAGCTACAGGCGGGGCGTGATCTGCGCGCGGTGACGAACGCACTCTGCCGCGCCATGCCGACGATACGCAGCGATAAACTGTATACGGCGTATCACAACGCGAACCAGTCAGTAGCCGCATACGACAAGGCGGTGCGCGATGCCTAGTGAGCATGGATACACAGGGCCGCTAGCTGACAAGTGGGAGCTGTTGGAACGCAGGTCTTTACTGGCGGAACGCGCGCTACAGGCGTGCAAGACTTACGGTCACGGCTACCGCTTCCGCACAAAAGCGGATGGGACGCTAGCTGGCGAGGCGCTAATGACCACCGCAGAGCAGATTGCCGCAGAACTCGCGGCATTGGAGGCACAACATGGATAACAGCATCGCGGAGTATTGGAACGCCTTTGCCGCACAAGAACTGATACGCCCGTTTATCATGCTAGCGGGACACATCAAGATATCTGTTGACGGCAACCAGTGGTGCGTGCTGTATGGCGAGAACCTACAGGACGGCGTGGCGGGCTTCGGTGATTCGCCAGAGCATGCCAGTCGGGACTTCGACGTGAGTTGGCATGCCAAACTTCCTGCGACACCAATTCGGCCAGTAAAACCAACCTTCTCTGTTCAGCGATGCGCGGCTTGTGACGGCACGGGGAGGGCTTACTACGATGACAGCACGCCGCGAGGCGGGAACTATTCGTCCGAACGATCATGCAACATCTGCGGCGGTCACGGAACAACGGATGTGCAGCCATGAGACACGATGCGATTGCCGTGACACAGATACGTGCGTCGGCGAAACCAGGCGCTACGCTGGTAGACGCTGTTTCTGACGCGATGGAGTTAGCTGAGCTGGCGCACAAAGACGTGAATCTAGAATACAACGGGGTACATGTTGAAGTCTTGCCATACGATACAGTGCGACAGGCATGCGAACGCTGGTATTTCATCGATACATGCATGCAAATGCCCGAAGTGCGGACGGACGGTTACAGATACCGACGTGCCAATATGGGGCGCTGAGGAAAGCATCAACGGCACGGGATGTTGCTCTATAACGTGTCCTGAATGTGGCTTTGATGCTGAATGTTGGTCAGGATGGACTGCGTGGCAGTATGACATCGACGCAACTAGCACAGGATAACGGGGATGCTGGATGTACCAGCAACTACCACCCCGCATAAATGGCCGGGGGCGCGGTCACTCTCCAATAGCCGCGTCCCCAATATATCGAGGTGTGATATGTCAGAGAAATTATCAGCAGAAGCGCGATACTTGCATCTTCGCGGTAGGGCGTCATATCTGAGCGAGCAGCTACGCAAGCTCACGCTGCTATCGGATGATCTGGATGTACAACTAGGCTTGCTACGGGAGCAGATGCTAGACGAACGGCGCGGCGTGAACGCTGAGGATGTTATGCCGGAGCGTACACAGGATGAACGCATAGCACGCGCCGTGCGGCATGTAACAAAGGAGGCACAGCCATGACTACATACAACTACGTATGCCCCGACTGCGGATATGCCGATGCATACGGCAACGCTGACGATACGCCGACATGCCCGGAGTGCGGATGCACGATGCTGGCGGAGTGGTGGATAGCGAGTGTGCTGCGCGATGCCTGAGCTAGCCAAGCCGCTGGGCTGCAAGGCATACGGCAGCATCCCGCACCTGCTAGGCAGCAAGCGCGGCGATAGTGACCACGGCGTTGGGGAAGGACAGCACCGTATCTGTACCGAGCGTGTACGCGACAGCCACGACCGTGTTATAGTGCAAGTCAAACTTGACGGCGCGAACGTGGCGGTTGCCAAGGTACACGGCGTGATATGCCCGTTAACACGTAGCGGGTATCTGGCGGGGACTAGCAAGTATGAACATCACCATCTATTCGCTGACTATGTGCGTGATAGGTTGTTACTGTTCAGCCAGTTACTACACGATGACGAATGGATTAGCGGTGAATGGTTGGCACTGGCGCACGGCACGCGCTACGACCTTCATCACTGTTCCCCATTCGTGGCCTTTGACCTATTCGAGCGCCTCGGCGGGAAGCGCGTACAGGCGTCACACGAGAGACTGAGGGAACGCGCGGGGGCTTTGACGCTAGCGCCCACAATCCACGTAGGTGGGGCGCTGTCAATCGCAGAGGCGATGCGCCGCGTGAATGCGCGACTGTACGGAGAGCTAGACGACCCGGAAGGCGCAGTATGGCGGGTAGAGCGTGACGGCAAGGTAGACTTCATGGCGAAGTATGTGCGCCCAGAGAAGGCTAACGGCTGTTACCTGCCAGAAGTAAGCGGCGGCGAACCAGTATGGAATTGGAGGCGCGGCGATGCCTGAGTACACGTACATCTGCCCGGAGTGCGGGCGTGAGTATACGCTAGACCTGCGTATCACAGACGATATACCGCCAGGTGTGCTGTGCGAAGATGGCGCAGTGGCGGTGCGAGTATACGATGCCACGCTACATATGTGGAAGGGAGAGAAGCCATGAAACGCGATTACCACGACGTGAAAGTAGGTGATGTGATGCGCGTGAAGAAGTGCGCCATCGGTAGCCTAAAGGATTGCATAGGGCGAACGGTGCAAGTCGTTGCATTACCCAGCGAGGTTCGCGGGTTGGAAAATGTTGTAATGGTCAAATGCGAAGGCAGGGATTATCTCGCATTCGCGTGGGATAGGGGAACCGACCGGCGCGAGTTGAAATGGATCAAACCAAAGGGAGAGAAACCATGAAAGACGATCAGTTACGCGACGAAGCATACAACCGCGCATACCACGCCGTGATGGATGCGCTAGTGCTGGCAGGGCATGATTGTACCATCGCGGCAGAGTGGATGCTGGCGGCGCAGACTGCGGCCGCGACAGACATTGCCGCGTCTGCAATGTATCACGCGCGGGCGAAGATGGAAGCGGCGATAGCTGCGATAAACACGCTGCTGGATGCCAACGATGCATGTGCCAAGGAGGTTGACAATGGCTAACGAACTACACGAAGGCACTATACTGCGGGATGGCGACAGGGAATATGTGGTATGCGGCGCTGTACCATCGTTCACCGACTTCCACGCTATCACCGTCGTGCTACGTCTGCAATACCCAGCGCGAGCCTTCGACATTGGCGACGTGCTAGCCAATGGCAAGCTATGGGGCGTAGTACAGTCGTACACGTTCAACGAGTCGAAATGGCTCTGGGATTACACGGTGCGCCTTGACGGTGGGATATTGTGCGTGTGGTGCGAGCCGAAGGCGCGGCTGCTAAGCGATGCCGCGAAGGCAGTGAAGCCATGACCATAGCGCGCTTCCGCACGACCATCCCCGGCGAGGCTGGCGAAATCATGCTCACGTATGACATACCATTGCCTGTATGGTGTCAGCTATTCGATCACTGCGTACAGGCGCGGGATGAAACTGGCGGCATGCTGACGGGCAGGATGCTTGGTGACGGGCATGCTATGCTGACGGGGATCACGTTATTCGATGAGCTTGAGGAAAACACGCCGGGGTCTATCCTGTTGCCGGACGGGTGGGACGATAATCTACCCGCAGACTTCCAGGGCACATGGCATACACACCCGGAGCCGTCCCCGCCGTCAATCCAAGATATCAATCACCTGCTGTGCCTGATGCATGACGGTTTCTGGCCTATCATGCTAGTGCTATGCAGGCGTAAGCAGCTATTCAGGCGCGCGATATGTGAGCCTGGATGCTACATCGGCGTAAGTGCGCCAGGTACACCGCTGGTGTATGAACTACACTTCGATGGGATATACCCGGAGGCAGAAGAATGAAGTACACCGTGATACATCTCGACGAAGCGCAGCGCAAGGCCATACGCGCGGCTGACGTGCGCAAGTGGCCTGCTGGATGGGCGCTGACCGTGATACTAGGTTTTCGGCACAGCCTCGCGCACGAAAGTTACGACTGTAACCGGGTGCAGGAATTTAACTACTATGCCAATCTAGCGTGGACACTACGCTCGAATTTGTGCATCGCGGCGACGCTGGCATACCCGGAGGTG